GTGTTCGCCTTCGAGACTTGGGGAAATTAAGTCAAGCGGATACTCGGTAGAAGCACCCGGTTCAACACTCATGGTTTCAAAAATATCACCAAGGATATTTCCAAGAAGAACGCCCTTACGTAAGGGTAGCTCTAAGGCTTTTGCAAACTCACGTTGTGCTGCATAAGCCACGTTCTGATCACTATCGCCAGTTCTTTTCAGAAGTGCGATAAATTCATCACTAGGTCTTTCTGTGTATGACATTGATTTATCTCCTTTGAGATTAGATTATGGCGACTTAGTTAGCACCGTGATTAGGAAGGTTAATGTAAACTTTAGCGTAACCGTCGGCGTCCTTGCGGGACATAAAACGGCCAATAGCCAAGTTTCCAGAAGCGACAGCGTCGGCTGCGACGTTTTCAATCGTGCCTATCGTCTCTGAGGCATAGGCTAAATCGCCTGCCTTAGGAGTTCCGGTAACGTTACTTGTCACAACCCAACCGCGAGTCATAACGGTAACCTTGCCACCCAACTGAACTTCATCTTTATATTGATTCAGGTGAGTTCTGGTTAAATCTTTGTTGACAACATCATTAAGCATGATGCCGACGGGAACGTCTGTGACAGCCGCTGCTTGCGGTGAACAGGTATTTTCGCCCTGATCCATACCCGCCCCTGAAGCACCCGCAAGTGCCGCAGCATCCAAACAAACAACCATTCCTCGAACGCCAGTGACGGACGAGAAGAAGCTGATATCTGTTGATTCTTCATATCTATCTGCTTTGAGAGCCATTTTCTATCTCCTTATTAAATTTATGATTTACTTTACTTGTTAGAAAGTACGTGATTAGCAAACCAGTCAGCAACGCTCGCTCTGGTTGTTTCGAGTTCATCTACTTCTTCAGACTCAACCAATGTTGCTTCGGAAGATTCTAATTCCTCAAAAGCCTCCGCTGTAACTTCAGCTTCGACCTCTTCAGCTTTAGCGTCCTTTTCTTTGTCTTTGTCTTTATCTTTATCTTTGTCCTTCTTTTTCTTATCGAACCAGTCAAACTTGGCAACGATTGCGTCAAACGCTTCATCACTAAGTGCTGAGTAAAGATCGAGGGACTCTTCAGCTTCTGCGTCGTTAAAGCCTGCCTCAACAAGGCTAGCTAGACGTTTTTGCTGTCTCTCTTGCTGTTTTTGCTCTTCTAAGGAATTAATTGCCTTAGTGAGCTCTTCTGATCTTTGAGCCAAAGAATCTTCAAGTTCGGCAATATTAGCCTTTTGATTTTTAATGGTCTCTTCTAGACCAGAAGTTTCTTCTTTGAAAGCTTCGACTTTGGAGGCAAACTCTGTGTCTTTTGCCTCTTCAATCTGTGCTTTAATGGCTTCATTTTCAGACTTAGCTTCAACGAGCTTAGCCTGCAATTCGATCAGCTGTTTTTCCAACAGTGTTGAATCTGACATATTAAGATCTCCTACTATAGAAAGGTTAGAATTCATCCCTGTTACATTAAATTGTGCCGTGCTTTTACTGTTTAGTATAACACTTCTAGGGTTGGCGGGTTTTGAAACCAACCCTTTACCGGAAAACGAGATGTTAGATAGAGCACGCCCCACCTTGTAATCTTCGTACTCACCAGAACCACCGTAGGCCCTGAGGTGTTTTGTTAAAAATGCGGAATCTTCGCCTCTAGCTAAGAGTGTCTTTTTGCCATCTGAACCAGTTAGAGCGTAATCAAAACCAGAAAAAAGGCACTCCATGGAAACGAACCACTCGCCCTTTTCTATTTCAGCTATGATTTTACTCATACGCTCTCTGTTTTCTGTTTCAGTCCAGCTATTGTAAATAACCGCTTGAGTTATAATATCAAACTCTTCCGGCATAGCTTCGTCGTCAGCAACAGATTTTCCGTTCTTATCTAACACATAACTACCAGTGATATGTCCGATAATGTCATTCTCGTCGTGCATGAAGTTAAACTGTTTATCTTCAGGCGTGTTTCTAGCAGACCAAGTAGCTTCGCTTAAAAACACGTCGTCATTTTTGTTCCAACCAGTAGAAACCAAGACGGATTCTAGATAGTGTAGATCAATCTGATCTTTGTTTTCAGCAAGAATTTTATTTAAAATATCTTGATCTTCAATAGATTCTTCTGCTCCCGCAGCGGGAGTTTTATGTATTGTAGCTTCTGAAAAATACGCAACGCTGGCAGTGCTTTTAACAAGCTCTCCAACGCCGTCGTCTATTTCTTTTTTGAAAATTTTTATAGTCATAAGTTCACCTCAAACAATTATACACAAAAAAATTAAAACTTTAAGAAAAACCCTATTTTTATGAAAAGAAGTCCTCAACAAACGTGGCTACTACCGCCTTTTTGTATGCCCCCATAGTCATTGTGTCGGGGGATATCTCGGATTCCTTTAGTGTATTTTTAAATCCTTGTGGTGTTTTTTGACTTGAGGTTAGGGCGTTAAGGATGGTGTCGTCAGTAATTTTAGCCATAGGCTCCAAGTTGCTCAAAACCTGTATTTTAAGGTCTTCTAGCTCTATTGACTCAGACTTAGTTAGCTGACGCATGTTTGATTTACCCTTGGTTCCTAGGTAGGCCTTGGAAATACAAGACAGGGAATCAAAGGCTGTAGATGTCCAAACAATCATATCTGCTAGGCCCGGTTTGGACTTGGGAGTTTCTACCCTTTTCTTCCTAGGCTTTTCGTCCTGCTTGAAGGGTGGTCGTCCATTTTCTTTAACCTCTTTTGAATCCTTCTCTATCTTGCTGACCTTAGCTTGTTTGTCTATTTTCTCAATCTCCTGCTTGTGATTAGCATTGTGAAAAGGACTAGCTTTGTCCGGATAGGAATCGTTGTCCCTTTCCTTCTGTTCTCTTTTGAGACGCATTTTCTCAACAGACGGAACTTCCTTGAATCTTTCTAGGATAGTTTCATGACTAATTATATCCCTATCTGCTAACTGTATAAGTAGGTTCTTTTCAGCAGTTTCATCTGACAGGCTCATTTGATCAAACACTACATGTGCTGGTTTTCTAAAGCCCATAGCTTTTCTAACGGACTCCAATTCTTTTTCCCAGAACTTGGTGAGCTGATCCCGCCCATATTGGAGTCTTTCAACTAAGGTCTTGAGTGAAATGAAGTTGTTTGTAAATCCACCGCCATTACTAGCCATTCCCGTTAGGGTAGGGGGTACACCAAGACCAGCGTAGATACTGTTAAGTACGGATTCGTATTTTTCAGAACCAAGGAACTTATACACTTGACTGTTTGATTCGGTGTAGGTTAATTCTGGTCCCCAAACCAACTCCATCGTACCTCCCCCAGTATTGCTAGCTAAAATATTCCGTAACTTATTAATAGCCGACTTATTGGGAAGTATCTTGTGGTCTAGACTACCTAGTGTCCACAGTCTAATATTAGAAATGGCACCGTCTAACGCAGATAGATCGGCAAGCCGCATCTTTTCTAGCATTATGATATCATCAAGAATAGCATACACTAAGGGGTGTGACCACTGTTGCCAATCATCTTTTTTGTAGTAAAAAACAGAAAGTCTTTCGGGGTCGAGTACAATTTTCTTATCGCCCCTCTTAATGGCCTGCTTGACGTTGGGGGGTAAAGTTTCAAGGATGTTGGCTGGAATTGCACCGTTTTTAAAGTTGTCAAAAAAGGAACCGGCTTGAATTTGAAAATTCTTTTTACCTAGGAATAAGCTAATGTCTCCATCTTTCATGTCAATCGTTAGCGGGTTAAAGAAATTGTACCTCCAAGGTATGACAGAGTTTTCGACGGTAGGGATTTCTACAGTTATATCTTGCCCAAGCGACTTTATGTATTTTTTGATGTCGGGAGTTATATTTGCATAGCTTTTATAGGTAAAGACTTGGCCAGTGCGATAGAGGTTGTTTAAAAATCTTTCAGACCTTTCTTTCCCCTCTACCTTCTTGAACCACTGCTTGAAGAACTTCTCAACGCCCTTGTCTTCGTGCACCACGTTTATGCCTTGGCTTCCAAAGTCGCCCATAAGGTCAATTATATTCCTTATGATACCCACCTTGTCGTATGCATCCATACACATCTTTATAATGCGTTTTTGCTTCCGTGGAACTTCTTCTTCTGGTCTAAAGGCGTAGTAATCCTGACTAGTAAATCCAGGTCTTACAGATCTGTTAGACTCGATGTCTAGAAAACCTCTGTGATTAGCACGGGAAATTCCGTCATAAGCATCTATCGAGTCTGAAAATTGTTCAAAGGCTTTAGCCTTACCAGAGGTGTCGTTGTCGTTCCAGGTTATAAAAGGATCATTAGGCATGAGCGTTTCCCATCAACAGTTGGATTGTAATTGGATTGTTATTTAATTATACACAAAAACTTAGTAAACTCCGTCCATACCTTCCGTAAACCAATTTGGTCCAGAATATGGGTTTCCTTTAGTCTTCAATTCTTTAGATACGGTTGCAAAACCTCCGTAAAAATTGTAATCCTCTGCTTCTGGCATTCTAGCTAAAGTTCTAGCGGCCATGTTT